AATAAGTACCTACAACACTTTAATAAGTTTTCTTTATTACTCAAGAAAGCAGAGTATGATTATAATACTTTAAGAAGACATAAGTGGGAATATTATACAGGCAAATCAGACCCTTCAGTTTATGCAGAGAAACCATTTGATTTAAAAGTATTAAAAGCAGACGTACACATTTATATGGACTCAGATGATGAGTTACAGAAGGCAGACCAAAAAGCTGCATATCTAAAACAAGTCGTTACATATCTTGAACAAGTTTTAAGAAGTATAAACAACAGGACATTTTTAATTAAAAATGCGATAGAGTGGAAGAAGTTTACTAGCGGTGCAATATAATGGAACATCAAAAAATATTCGCAACTAATATATTCTTATTAGATGACTTTATGCCTAGAACTGGTGAGATGAAAGCTTATATTCATGATTTATGGAAAGAAAGAGATTATGACACTAACTGGCAAACAAAGTCAGCAGATTTACATACAAAGAAAGAGTTTAAAAACTTTTCAGATTTAATTATAACGACTGGTAAAGAGATATGTGTTACTCTAGGTTATGATGTAGAAGATTTAATTATTACAGATATGTGGGCAAATGTTTTAAAACAAAATGAACATCACCCTGCTCACACACATTCAAATAATTTTTTAAGTGGCACTTATTATCTGCAATCAGACCAAGGTGCAAGTATAGTTTTTCATGACCCAAGACCTGCGGCTGATGTTATAGTACCTAAAAAAATTGAAACGAATAATTTAAATGCTAGTCTATTAAGTTATGCATCAAAAACAAATAGAGCAATATTTTTTCCTGCGTGGTTGCCACATTGGGTGCAACAAAATAATTCAAAAAATAAACGTATAAGTATAGCCTGGAATATGCAAGTGAAAGGTCAGGTAGGAGAACATCATGAGTTTCAATCAGCCAATCTCTAAAGACAAAGTTTATAATTACATATATTATTATCCACAAGTATTAGACTCGGTCGCTTGTGATAGTATAGTAAATCATTATAGTAAAGATACCTTTGATAAGTGGCAAACTTCAACTTTTGCAACAACAAGTTCAAACACAGGAACATCTAAAGTTGATATGAAAGAGTTTTGGATTACACCACATCATTTAGACTATCAAGTTATACAAAAAGGATTTGAAATAGCCGTAAACGATTATACATCAATACACGATAAAATTAAAATACAAGAATACACAAACTTTAGAATTAACTGTTATGAAGCAGGAGGTTTTATGAAAGAACATATAGATAATATACATCATAGTCATGGTCAAAAACAAGGTTATCCACATCTAACATCTTTAATATTTTTAAATGATGATTATGAGGGTGGTGAGTTTGTATTATGTGGTGAGCCTCTAGAAAAGAAAAAAGGTTCAGCAGTTGTTTTTCCATCAAACTTTATGTTTCCACATGAAGTTAAAAAAGTTATTAGTGGTGATAGATATAGTGTGATGACATGGATACTTTAATACTAAAAAAGAAAAATGAAGTCTATATAACTGTTGATTGTGACCGTAACATTCAACAAGAGATATCAGAGTTCTTTACATTCTATGTACCGGGTTACAAGTTTATGCCTGCATTCCGTAATCGTATGTGGGATGGTAAGATAAGATTATACTCTCAAAAAACAAAAGAGATATACTTTGGGTTGTTTCCATACATTAGAGCCTTCGCTGAAGAAAGAGGATATAATATTGTATCAGAAGAAGGTGTTGAGGTTAATAATAAAGTAGATAAAGATGTTGTCAAAAAATTCTCAAACAGTCTAGGTCAGAAGTTTGAGGCAAGAGATTATCAGATAGACGCCATATATCATAGTTTAAAGTTTAATAGAGCGTTGTTATTAAGTCCTACAGCATCAGGTAAGTCATTCATCATATATTCGTTAATACGTTACTATTCTCATCTAATCAAAGATACCCCTAACAATCGAATATTATTGATTGTACCGACAACCTCGTTAGTTGAACAGATGTATTCTGACTTTGAATCATACGGTTGGGATGTAAAGAAAAATTGTCATAGATTGTATAGTGGATATTCAAATCAAACAGATAAGAAAGTTCTTATATCGACATGGCAGAGTTTATATAAATTACCAAAAACATATTTTGAACAATTTGGTTGTGTCTTTGGTGATGAAGCACATTTATTTAAATCTAAATCGCTTACAGAGATTATGACAAAACTTGAAGATTGTAAATATCGTATTGGTCTTACTGGTACACTAGATGGTGCTCAGACACACAAACTAGTATTAGAGGGATTGTTTGGTGCTGTCAATAAAGTTACATCTACAAGAAAACTAATGGACAAACAACAGCTATCTAATCTAGTTGTTCGTTGTTTAATTTTAAAACACACAGTAGAAAATAGTAAAATGGTTGCAAGTGGTAAATATCAAGATGAAATAGACTATCTAGTAAGTAGTAAATCGAGACAAAACTTTATTCGTAATCTGGCACTTAAATTAAAAGGCAACACTTTAGTTTTATTTCAGTTAGTAGAGAAACATGGTAAGAATTTACATGAGATAATAAAAAAGAAAGCAGATGCTGACCGAAAAGTTTTTTATATTTTTGGTGGTGTTGAAGCAGACGAAAGAGAAGCAATAAGGGGGATAGTAGAGAAAGAAAAAGATGCCATTATAGTTGCAAGTTACGGAACATTTAGCACTGGTGTTAATATTAAAAATCTACACAATATTATATTTGCAAGTCCTTCTAAGAGTAGAATAAGAAACCTACAAAGTATAGGTCGTGGTTTAAGATTAGGTGATAATAAAGTCAATGCTACCTTGTATGATATAGCAGATGATTTAACTTATAAATCTAAAGAAAACTTTACATTAAAACATTTTCAAGAAAGGATAAACATCTATACAGAGGAAGAGTTTGATTACGAGATGCATAACATCGACCTAAAAGAATAGATAAATAGTTATATGGATGAATTACAAGAAAAAGCCCCAAACGATTTAACAGACTATAGAATAGTCAGGTTAACAGACGGCAGCACATTGGTTGGAAGTATATCTATAGATAAAGAGTTTTTACGAATACAAAATCCTTTACAATTAATTACAACACCAAGAATGACTGAACACGGAGTAAAAGAAGATAATACCCTATCACCTTGGGTGCCATTTACAAACGATAAAATGTTTGTTGTTCCAAAAGATAAAGTAATGGTTATTTCAAGAGCTGCAAAAGAATTAGCAAACTATTATGAGGTAATATTGTCAAAGTTACAACATACTAAAATAAAGGCAGCTTACACTCCTCAAGAAATAGAAAAGATGATAAAGATTGCTGATGTGATAGATAGAGAATTAACTGAAAGAGAAGAACTAGAGGAAGCAGAATTAGAATATGAAGAACTTGATGATAAGACTATACACTAGGTACTCTATAGCTTAGCTTCTTATCAAGCAGCGACATAGTCGATTATACACACATTCCTAGGATTGTCAAGCAGTAACCAGGAATAAAATCAAATTAAAAAAACTTTAAGAAAGGCTTGCATTTAAACAAAAAATGTAGTATAATAAAAATCATGAAAAAAGAAGAAAAAGCAGTAAAACTAAAACCAAGAGAAAAACCTCATTATGTAAATAATGCTCAGTTTCTAGAAGCGATGATAGAATATCGAGACAACTGTGAAGAGGCTAAAAAACAAGGTAAAGAAAAACCTCCAGTTACTAATTATATTGGCGAATGCTTTTTAAAGATTGCTAATCATTTATCTTATAGACCAAATTTTATTAATTACACTTATAGAGATGATATGATTAGTGATGGTATTGAGAACTGTTTACAGTATATGTACAACTTTAATCCAGATAAAAGTAAAAATCCATTTGCATACTTTACACAAATAATTTACTATGCATTTATTAGAAGAATACAAAAAGAGAAAAAACAATCACTAATAAAAAATAAACTAATTTCTAATGTGGGTGTTGAACAGATGATGGACCAAATGATTGGTGATGAAGCTCAGTATCAAAGTCAAATGTTAGACTATCTACAAAAAAACTTAAAAGAAGACGATTTAAAATAATAATATGAAAATAGCATTATTGAATGACACCCATTTTGGTGCCAGGAATGATAGTAATATATTTGATGAATACTTTTATAAGTTTTATGACAATGTATTCTTTCCCTATCTAAAAGAAAACAATATAAAAACACTTATTCATTTAGGTGATATTGTTGACAGAAGAAAATTTATTAACTATAAGATTGCTCATAACTTTAAACACAAGTTTATGGATAGATTATGGCAAGAAAAAATTGATACACATATACTTATAGGTAATCATGATATCTATTATCGAAATACAAATAAAGTAAATGCTGTTAAATCATTATGTACAGCCCCTGATGGCGAGAACGAACCATTTATCTATGAGGATCCTAAAGTCGTAGAGTTTGATGGTTTAAATATTTTGATGATGCCTTGGATTAATCCTGAAAATGAATCCCATTGTTTAGAAATGTTGAACACAGCAAATGCTGATGTTTGCATGGGACACTTTGACCTGAATGGTTTTAGAATGATGGATGCTATGGTGCAGAAACACGGATACGATAAATCAATTGTATCACGATTTGAAAAAACTTATAGTGGCCACTTTCACCACAAGAATGATGATGGTCAAGTTTTCTACCTAGGCAGTCAATATGAGATGACATGGTCAGATTACAACAATCAAAAAGGTTTTCATGTATTTGATACTGAAACAAGAGAAGT